CAACCCGCGCTCGATGATTATTGGACAACTTCAGACTATACAGAGAAATAAAACCACACGATCTAGCATAAAACAGTTGACATTGATACGAAACAGTGCTATAATGTAGTTTGTAGTGAGTGAAGTAGTTCAAACCCTGAACCCTGTTAGTCGACCGACTAACAACCCAAGGAGCTAAGCATGAATCACCCTGCCAATATCTCAGCGCCCAGCATCGCATCCTCTGCGGTGCTCATCGACCTCTCAATCAGCACGTGGACAGGCCGTAAGTTGGACAAGCGTGCAAGTAACGATGTGACTGCACAGAACAACGCAGCCAAGGGTGTGGCTGCCGTGACCAAGCGACTGCTCGGTGACTGTGCCGAGCTGGAAGCAATCCAGAAGTTCGCAGCGAACGCTCGGAACACACACTATGCGATGACGATGCCGTGGTCGGACCTCGGGCTGCGGTTGTGCACGACGGTGATGTACGTGGGGACATCTCAGCGTGACGGGTACGAGACTGTGATGACTGATCTGCAAGCCGAGTTCCACCGGCTGACCGAGCAGTTCCTCAGTGCCTACGACTGGGAGATTCAGAACGCGCAGCTAAAACTTGGCACGCTGTTCAACGCCGACGAGTATCCGACGAGGGATGCGGTAGCAGATAAGTTCAAGTTCCGGTTCGCAGCCATGCCGCTGCCTGATGCGGGTGACTGGCGACTCGACATCAACAACGAGGCGATGGCGTCAATGCGTACGCAGTATGAGCACTTCTACAGTGAGCAGTTGAAGGATGCCATGGGCGACATCTGGCGGCGTGCATACGATGCGTTGTCCAAGATGTCCGAGCGGCTCGACTACGCCGACGACGCTACGAAGAAGGTGTTTCGTGACTCGCTGGTCACTAACGTGCAGGAGATCATCAACCTGCTGGAAGCGTGCAACGTGACAAACGACCCGGCGATGGTCGACGCACACCGCAGGCTGGATGCTGCGATGCAGGGGATTACGCCGGATGCGCTGCGTGACGATGCACACCTGCGTGCCGAGACTAAACGGCAGGTCGACGCCGTGAAGAAGATTATCGACAACCTGCCCGGGCTGGGGTTCTAGTTAGCCCGCCGACTAACAACACATAACACAACCCACGGAGTAAACCATGACTACTGCAACAACACTGTATGCCCTGTCGCTCGACCAGATCGAGCAAGCCATCGCCACGGGGGGTAACAAGCGGACAATCCTCGTGCAAGGTCACATGGGCACGGGCAAGTCCTCACTTCTCAAGGCGCTTGCCAAGCGGTTCCCCACGCACACACCGTGTTACTTCGACTGCACAACTAAAGATCTCGGTGACATCATGATCCCCCAGTTGTTGACAATCGACGAGGAGGGGTGCGTGCGGCTGGTGCCTAACGAGGAGCTGGGCCTGCACCTGAAGAAGCCGATCATCCTGATGATCGACGAGTATGGCAAAGCCAACCCGTCGGTGAAGAACGCGATGCTGCGCATCATGCTGGAGGGCAAGATCGCAGCATACGAGAAGCACCCTGACTCGATCATCTTTGCGACAACTAACCTCGGGGCCGAGGGGGTAGGTGACATCCTGCCACCTCATGCACGCAACCGGATCTCAATCGTGACGGTGCGTAAGTCTACGAACATGGAGTGGATCGAGTGGGGTATCAACCATGGCGTCGATCACACGCTGCTTGGTTGGTGTAAGGACAACCCGCAGTTGTTCGCATCGTTCGAGGACGTGAAAGACCCGGAGAACAATCCGTACATTTTCCATCCCAAGTCTGCGCGAACATCGTTTGTCACACCCCGGTCACTTGAAGCTGCGTCTGACTGGCTGAAGGTGCGGGCAGACATGGATGACCAGACGCTCACTGCGTTGTTGATAGGCACCATCGGTGAGCGCGGTGCGATGGACCTGATGGCGTTCGTCAAGCTCGCTGATCAGTTGCCCTCGCTGGAGTCCATCAAGAAAGATCCGATGCAAGCCAAGGTGCCCGAGTCGGATGCTGCGGTGTGTATGGTGGTCTACCGCACGCTGGCTGTGATCGAGGCCGGGTGGGTTTCCGCGTGGATGGACTACATGCAGCGGCTGGACAAGGAGGCACAAGGTCTGTTTGCCAACGGCGTGCGTAACAGCAAGTACGACCGGCAAGCGGTGGTGATGCAGAACAAATCGTTCCGTGACTGGGCGCTGGCTAACAACTTCATGTTCGCAGCGGACAAGAAGTAAGGAGAACAACATGCTGATGATCGGTAAACAACTGACCGCTGAGCAGCGGCTGACCAAGGGTGTCGTGGACATCATGGGTAATCTGAAGTACGTGGCACTCGCAGGCGTGCTCATGGTGGGTAAGCGTGAGGTGAGTGAGACGGTGCCGACCGCCTGCACTAACGGGCGTGACGAGATGTATGGACGTGCGTTCGTCGATGAGTTTGGGGATGCCGAGCTGCGGTTCGTCGTGCTGCACGAGTGCTATCACAAGTTGTACAGGCACCTCACCACGTGGCGTCATCTGTACGACGAGAACCCGCGCCTTGCGAACATGGCATGCGACTACGTGATCAACATCAAGCTGGTGGATGACAACAAGGACGGGTTCGCTCGGATGCCCATGCGTAACGGCAAGCCTGTGGGTCTGATCGACGAGCGGTTCCGTGGCATGAACGCTGCACAGGTCTACAAGATCCTGAAGGATGAGAACGACGACGATGATGGTGGTGGCGGGGGTGGTGAGAGTGGCGACAACGGGCTCGACTCGCACGACTGGGAGGGTGCCGAGGAGATGAGCGACGAGGAGCGCAAGACCCTTGAGCGTGACATTGACGAAGCCATCCGGCAGGGTGCGTTGATCGCAGGAAAACTTGGCACCGGTGGGGATCGTGACATTGAGGCACTCCTCAACCCCAAGGTCGATTGGCGCGAGGCGCTGCGTGAGTTTGTCACGGCAACCTGCGCAGGTAACGATTACTCCACGTGGAAACGACCCAACCGTCGGTTCATCGGTGCGGGGATATACATGCCATCCGGCGTGAGTGAGAAGGTGGGCGAGCTGGTGATTGCCATCGACACGTCGGGCTCCATCGGTAGCCGTGAGCTGTCCCGGTTCTTGGGCGAGGTGCAGGGTATCTGTGCAACCGTCAAGCCTGATGCGATCCGGCTCCTCTACTGGGACACCGAGGTGTGTGCCGACGAGAAGTATGTGGATGCAGAGATCGAGAACTTGGCCGCAAGCACCAAGCCTGCGGGGGGTGGTGGCACCCGTGTGTCCTGCGTACCCAGATATATCACCGAGCATGGCATCAAGGCGCAGGCAGCGGTGGTGCTGACAGATGGTCATCTGGGTGGGGACTGGGGCTCATGGTCCATGCCCGTGCTCTGGTGCATCGTCGATAACAAACACGCTCACCCTGACTGTGGGAAAGCAGTGCACGTGAATGACTTGAACGATTGAGATAACACAACTGGAGAACCAACATGGCATACGGACATAAAAGCGTCGATGAGATTGTTTACAGCACGAAAGGCGCTATCGAAAACCAAGCGGGTATAGCTGCGCGGTATGAACACACCCCGTCGGCAGCAGAGCTTGACGGTGTGTACGTGATACGGGAACTAGCGCACTTCTGTACTGAGGTGCGGCGCTACCATCGGAAAATAAAGTTTGGCGTGCACAGCAGTGCCACTGGGTATGACTACAAGGAGGCGAGCGACGGCTCGGGCTCGGCGATTGTGTTCAACGAGATGTGGGCGTACTTTGATGGGGACGATTACGCTGTGATGCGGCTGGGCTACGCCGATTACAACGTCGGGCCGTCTGCAAAACCCACGTTTGGTGTGTACTCACGTCTTATCAGAAATGAGAAGTACGACAAGGGGCGCAGGCAGTACCACATGGCGACGACCGAGCACCTCCCTCGGGCGGTCAAGAACGTGCAGAAGTACATGAAGCCATACACGTTGGCCGAGCGTGCGGGGTTGACGTATGACGACTTCAGGTATGCGGTGGACCATCAGATCTCGGTGCCGCACAACATGTTCAACAAGAGTCTGTCCTCGGTGTGGCACCACAGTGCGCTCACAAGCGAGCTGACCGCGCTGATCCAGAGCGGGTACACGTTCACCGATGCGTCATTCCACAACACCGTGATGAGTCTGATCGAGGCGCAAGCTACACGCACGGCGATGGCAGCTAAGCAGCACCACGGGTGGTATGTCACGGTGCGGGAGAGTAACGCGGCACAAGTGTTTGACGTGCTGTCGATATACGACATCAAGCGCACGTCGCTGACCGATGTTGTCCGCAGCGCCGGTACGAGGACATACGCGATGGACGAGCTGGACGCCGAGCACCCGGAGTTGTTTGGCAAGATCGCTGCGCTGTCTATGGTGGACAAGGGCACGCTCATTGAGGACGTGGGTATGCGGGTAGCTGACAATGCGTTCTGGGTGCTGCGATGAACACAATCACACTTCCTCCGGCGCAGACCCCTGACAAGGCAGTACGGGAGATTGTCACAGGACAGAGCGGGCCATCAGCCCGAGCAGTCATCCTGCACTACGTGATGCAGTTCGATACGAATCTTGCATCCGCAGGTAAAGAAGTTTTGACGATGATTGATGATGATCGCGTCTATCGGGTGAGTATCTTTCCTGATGGTGTCGATGTTGTCTGTTTTGGACTTAGTAGTATTGACTCTAAGTTGGAAGGTCACTATGATCGTGTAGACGATCTACCCAACTGGGTCAAAGAACGCCTTGCTGTTTTGAACATGATGCCGCCCAAACCTCCGACGAACATTGTCGAGGGGATCGGTCGTCGGATTTCTACCAACGTGTACTGGGTATACAACTCAGACATTGCTAACTCTTGAAGGAAAGAACCATGCCACGCACTCGCAGTCGTACAGCCAAGATCCGCCGCATGATCGAAGAAGGCCACGACACAAAAACAATCGTCGCCAAGCTGCGTTGTAAACCGCAGCACGTCTACAACGTGCGCTACAAGATCAAGGTGAAAGAAGGACTGGGATCTCTTGCCCCGTCCACGCCCATGCCAAACGAAGGCATAGGAACTGGTATCGCTTCTGCGCCGCCCATAGCCGAGGTCCCGCCCACATTTCGATTTGATCCTGCACCGGTCAAAGCCGAAGGCGCACCGATCCCCGGGGCCATCATTGAGATCGAGCCGCCCAAGCCCACGCTGTGGCAACGCATCAAGGGGTGGTTCAAATGAGTGTATGCAGCAACTGCGGAAGCTGGAAGTCGCAGGTGAAGGAGAGCCGCAGGGACACTAGGTACGGCTGGAAGTGGCGATTACGAGACTGCTCGGAGTGTGAGCACCGGTGGAGCACCTACGAGGTGCCCGCTGAAATGTTATCGGTCGACGGTGAAGGCGACCCGAACGGGAGGTTGGAGCGATGAACCGAGACGAGATCCTGAAGATCGCTGCTGAGGCCGGAGCGTTTCCAGAACTGTCTGAGACGCCAGAAAAAGATATGGCATTTCTGATGCGCGTTGTAGAGCGTGTTGCAGCCTACGAGCGTGAGCGGTGCATCCTGATGCTGGAGCGCCTGCACGAGCAGGTAGGTGATCGGCACAACTACTACTTGCACGCAGCCAAAGTGCTGAAGGGGGAGATATGACCGAATCTTTCTTCATCGGCTGGGCCGTGGGCATCGTGCTTGGCTATGTGATCTGGGCACCTGAGACACGGTTCAAGAAGAACTTTGTTGACGGTCTGACACTGCGGTTTTTGTGGAGACGGAGATGAGGCACCACCGTCTGTACTACGTCATGCTCGACAAAGCCCGCAAGTTTTCGTTTGGCTACAGCAACTTCATCGTCACGCCGTATCTAGGTCGGGCGCGGTACTACGCGAAGCGGCTGAAACGGAAAGACCGGCAGATTGATGTACGAGAGCGTGGTAAACGTGGGTATGTATTGAAAGGGAGTTGGCTATGAGCATCGAGGTAATGCGACAGGCGCTGGAGGCGTTGGATCATGAAGCCAACAAAGGCAACGACAACGCATATCAGTGTGAACGTGATGCCCTCCGCGCTGCCATCGAGCAGGCTGAGAAGCAGGAGCCGGTGGCGTGGATGTACGACTTTTTGTCAGACAACCGAGACGAAGTGATTCGAAATTGGGTTACGCAATCGCAGGATGACATCACACGAGAGAACGGTTTCAACGTTCGACCGCTCTACACTGCACCGCGCGAATGGGTCGAACTGACGGACGACGAAGCGCGCGCGCTGGTTAATCGAGCGACGTTCGGCGATAGAACAAACTGGCAAGCGTTGGTTTACATGGTCGATGCAAAGCTAAAGGAGAAGAATCATGGCTAAGCCCATGACCCGTGTCGAGTGGGAGAACTGGGTTGAGAAGGCGTGGGCCACGGCTCAGGAATCAGCGAAAGAACCAAAGGAATGGGTCGGGCTGACGGATGAGGAGATCAAAGAGATCATCGGCCCGTGGGGTGATACACCAATTAAGGGCTATACAAGAAAGTTATTCGATCAGATCGAAGCAAAGCTAAAGGAGAAGAACACATGACCCCGGAAGCCAAGGTCAAGCGACGAGTTGTCGCGCAACTCAAGACACTCGGTGCCTATTACTTCTACCCCGTCACGGGTGGATACGGCAGTAGCGGGGTGCCTGACATCGTAGGGTGCTACGACGGAAAGTTTTTTGCCATCGAATGCAAAGCGGGGAGGAACACACCGACTCCGCTGCAACAGAAGAACCTATCTGACATCACCGCCCAAGGTGGTGCAGTGCTGGTCGTTAATGAAGACAACCTAGAAGGAGTTACACCGTGGATCAACTCACTATGAAGAAGCCCAAGGGTCGGGTAAACCCGCCTTACGACACAGGCAAGGTAAAGATTGGCTGGGCGTACACGCCTCGCCCACCGCTTTACAACGACCGCGATGCGGATCGTTTGCAGACTGCACTTCTCAACACCACACCCCGTAAAGCTGGAGGCCGCTGATGGAAAACCAAGAAGACAACAAACTGGACCCCGAGTACGAGCGTGGGTTCATCGATGGCATGAAGACGCAAGCCCAACGCCAAGCCAATTCAAACGACGCATACGTTGCCGGGTGGAATGCAGCGATAGAAGTAGCAACGACGCAGGTTGCGATGTTCTTGCGGAGCATGCGCAAATGACAATGAAGGATGAAATCGAACTTGATTTGATGGTGGCCGAGTTGGAGCACGAAAACAAACAACTGAAGGATGAGAATGAGCAACTTAGACAAGCCCTTGCCGGAGCCAGCGCAGCAAATAGCCGACTCCAAGATGCGCTGGAACGCATCCTTGCCGTATCCCGCATGGCCCTTTGGGGAAGTGGACCCGAAGGAGTTAGCCAAATGGGGGCGCAAGCACGAGAAAAAACACGCAACGCCGGATGATGTGGAGGAGGCGCTATGGTAGAGAAGACGCTGGCTGAGATCATAGCCAAAGCAGATGACACGCAGGTGGGTGGCTCACATTACAAAGACATGGCGGTGCAGCCGTGGACGGTGATGGAGGCCGTGCTCACGCACGAAGAGTTCATCGGATTCCTCAAGGGCAACATCATCAAGTATTCGATGCGCCAAGGCCGTAAAGGGGACGACGATGGAAACAAAGCACTGCACTACATACAGAAACTGAACGAGATGGAGAACCGCTATGCTTGATGATCGTATCGAGCGGGAATTCCTGCGCTTTGACGCAGACAACCCGTGGGTGTACACGCACTTGCGTGGTATGGCCCTACGACTGAAACGCACCGGGCGTGATTCGTATGGGATCGCTGCGCTGTTTGAGGTGCTGCGCTATGAGCACGCAGTGCAGACTATCAGTGACGACGGGCTCAAGTTAAACAACAACTACCGTGCGCTGTATGCACGCAAGCTGGCGCAAAACGAACCGGAGCTGCGTGAGTTCTTCAAGTTCCGCGTGCGCCGCCCCCGATACGACCCCGACCAGATCAGCATGGCCGGAGACACCCCTGCCCCTGCGGTTGATGCGTGGGACAAACCCATCCGGAAAGAAGCACCATCATGGACCTGATCACGATTGATTTCGAAACGTACTACGACAGGGACTATTCACTGTCAAAGATCACAACCGAGGAGTACGTACGCAGCCCGCAGTTTGAAGTGATCGGCGCAGGTGTGAAAGTAAACGACACACCTGCGCAGTGGGCGAGCGGAGAACCCGAAGACGTTAAGCGGTGGTTGCAGACATCGTTCAACTGGGTCGACTCGTTTGTCCTTGCGCACAACACAATGTTTGACGGTGCCATCCTCGCATGGCATTTCGGCATTCATCCTCGCGGTTGGCTGGACACCCTGTGCATGGCACGTGCCCTGCATGGGGTAGAGGTGGGGGGTAGCCTTAAGGCGCTGGTCGAGCGGTACGGGTTAGGCGAGAAGGGGACTGAGGTCATCAACGCCATCGGTAAGCGTCGCATGAACTTCAGCGAGGCCGATTTGAGTCGGTACGGGGACTACTGCTTGAACGACGTGAACCTGACGTACAAGTTGTTCCAGAGGATGTCTAAGAAGTTTCCGAAGCAAGAGCTGCGGATCATCGACCTGACCCTGCGCATGTTCATTGAGCTTGTTCTTGAATTAAATAAGACGTTGCTGGAGGAACATCTTAACGAGACGGTTGCTCGCAAAGAACGACTACTGCTCGACTGTGCAGCGGACCGTGAGGACCTGATGAGTAATAACAAGTTTGCCGAGCTGCTGCGAGGGTATGGGGTGGAGCCGCCGATGAAAGTCAGTCCGGCCACAGGCGAGCAGACTTACGCGTTTGCCAAGAACGACGAGTCATTCAAGGCGTTGGCCGAGCACCCAGACGAGCGGGTGCAGGCGCTCATTGCGGCTAGGCTGGGTAACAAGTCAACGCTGGAGGAGACCCGCACGCAACGGTTCATCGAGATCGCATCGCGTGGCAACTTGCCTGTGCCCATCCGCTACTACGCTGCGCATACAGGTCGGTTCGGTGGGGACGACAAGATCAACATGCAGAATCTGCCGAGCCGTGGGGAGAATGCGAACAAGTTGAAGAAAGCCATCGTCGCACCGCCCGGGCACACATTGATCGACGCAGACTCATCGCAGATTGAAGCGCGGGTGCTGGCGTGGCTGGCCGAGCAGGACGATTTGGTGGAAGCGTTCGCCAACAAGGAGGACGTGTACAGAAAGATGGCAGCGGCGATCTACGGTGTGGCTGAAGATCAGATTACTAAAGATCAACGGTTCATCGGTAAGACCACAATTCTCGGTGCAGGGTACGGCATGGGGGCGGTGAAGTTCCAAGCGCAGCTAAAGACGTTTGGCGTGGACATGGAGCTGGACGAAGCCCGACGCATCATCGACATCTATCGGCGCACCAACGACAACATCACGCGACTGTGGCGACAAGCCCAGAATGTGCTGGTCAACTTGTCACGGGGTGACCCCGCACCGTTGGGTCGGGCCGGAGTGTTGGAGGTGGTGCCTGCCGAGACAGCGATACGACTACCCAGTGGGCTGCTGATGCGGTACGATGACTTGAAAATTTCTGAGGGTGAGAAGGGTATCGAGTTTCACTATCAGACCCGCAAGGGACGCACGCGCATTTACGGGGGCAAAGTAATTGAGAACGTGTGCCAAGCCATCGCACGCTGCATCATTGCTGAGCAGATGTTACGTATCCACAAGCGGTACAAGGTGGTGCTGACTGTACACGACGCCATCGCCGTGTGCGTGCGAGATGTGGACGTGGAAGACGCCCGGGCCTACGTCGAGGAGTCGATGCGTTGGGTGCCTGACTGGGCCAAGGGATTGCCGGTTAACTGTGAATCAGGAGTTGGGAAATCGTATGGAGACTGCTGACGTTTTCATGGACTACGCGCACCCGGTGTTGCAGGCCGAGCGGGCATTGAAGGCATTACACAATGCAATGCTCTCGCACGATCATCGCGGTGCAATCGAGGCGGGCTATCAAGCTATCGTCGAAGTTCGGATGGCTATCGCAGCCATACGTGAGGATCAGGTGAAAACTTCATGGTAACTATACCCGCATGGTCCTTCTCGTCGATTAAGACATTTGAACAATGTCCGAAGAAGTTTTATCACTTGAAAGTCGCCAAAGATTTTGAGGAAGACCACAACGCTGAGCACTTGCTCTATGGCACACGTTTCCATGAAGCCGCCGAGTTGTACATACGTGAAGGTGAACCGCTACCGCCGGAGTTTGCTTACGCACAGAATGTCTTGGACAAGTTGAACAAGCTGCCCGGTGTGAAGTTATGCGAGTACGAGATGGGGCTGACCGCTGATCTTGCACCGTGCGGGTTCAAAGATCCCAATGTGTGGTGGCGCGGTATCGCTGACCTGATCATCATTGACGATGAGGGCATGGCGCGGGTGCTTGACTACAAGACAGGTAAGAGCGCCAAGTACGCCGACAAAGGCCAGTTGGAGTTGATGTCGCTGGCCGTATTCAAGCACTTCCCCGAGGTGTTGTACGTCAAGGCAGGGTTGTTGTTTGTGGTGGCCGGTGCGTTCATCCGCGCCGAATACACCCGCAACAGCGAGGGCGAGATGTGGGAGAAGTGGTTGACCGATTACGGTCGCATGAAGGCCGCATACGAGACAAACGTATGGAACCCTCGCACGTCAGGATTGTGCAAGAAGCATTGCGTCGTTTTATCATGCCCGCATAATGGGAGAGCGTGATGGAAGAAGTTACTCAAGACACCGCAACTCTCGCGTTGATGATGGAGCGTGAGGTAGACAAGCGCGTAGTGATGTCCCTGATGCGGCTGATCGATCCGACCGAAGACGAGCGAATCCACCAGTTGAACCTGCGTATGGCCGAACAGACCATGGACAGTCGTGACCGTGGAAAAATTCAACAAATGGTTGCTGGTCTAATCGTAAACATCTTGCTGCGTGATGGTTCCCTGATGCACGAGGTCAGGAGTAAACTCACTCAGATGAAACAAAAACATATCGTGGAGTAAGTTATGCCTTACACCAAATCACCACGCCCGTACAAGGCTGAGTATCAGAAGCAGCTTGCCCGTGGCGAACACGCCGACCGTATGGAACGCCAGCGAGCGCGTCGCGCAATGGATGCCAGTTCTCCTGATAAAGACAACGACGGGACGGCAGACAAGCGTGAAGGCAAAGACATCGACCACGTGAAGATGTTATCTAAAGGCGGGTCAAACAAGACCGGCCTGCGCCTTCAGACCCCTGCGAAAAACCGGGCACGCAATGGTCACAGCGTGCGCGAACCGGGCGGCAAAAAACCCTCTTGACCTGTGCCGGGTAACCGGCTACATTGAAGATTCGATGCAGCGCGAGCGAGTGGGGAAGCCACTCCGCTCCGCATACGCATCTGCGGAGAACTGATGAAGATTATAGATAACAAGGCGCTGCTGCTGCGGGTACGCAACCCCCAGCAGATAACGACCGTCATTCCTAAAAGTAAAGAGCTGCCCGGTAACGAGGTTGTCGTTCACTGGGGCCTCGACGAAGCACAAGTGCTCCGCAATCTGCGTATCAAGAACGTCCCCTCCCCCATCCTCGGGCGCTACGACTGGCCCGGCCAATACAGACCCTTCAATCACCAGCGCACCACGGCTGCGTTCCTCACGATGAACCGGCGTGCGTTCTGCTTGAATGAGCAAGGCACCGGCAAGACAGGCTCCGTCATCTGGGCCGCTGACTACTTGATCCGAGCAGGCCGAATCAAACGCGTGCTGGTGATCTGCCCGCTGTCAATCATGGACTCAGCATGGCGTGCTGACTTGTTCAAGTTTGCCATGCACCGCTCAGTGGACATCGCCTATGGTGCCAAGGACAAGCGCCGTGCCGTGATCAACGGCCCCGCCGAGTTCGTCATCATCAACTATGACGGTGTTGAGATCGTCGCCGACGACATCGCACGGGGTGGGTTTGATCTGATTGTGGTTGATGAAGCCAACGCCTACAAGAACGCTCAGACCAAACGCTGGAAGGTGCTCAACTCGCTCCTCAAAGCGGACACGTGGCTCTGGATGTTGACGGGCACGCCCGCTGCGCAGTCGCCGCTCGATGCGTATGGGCTGGCAAAGCTGGTCAATCCGCAAGGCGTGCCGAAATACTTCACGTCTTTCCGCGACATGGTGATGACCAAGTTGACGAACTTCCGATGGATACCCAAAGAGAACGCAACACAGACGGTATACAACGCGCTGCAACCTGCCATCCGGTATACCAAGGACGAGTGCCTTGACCTGCCTGAGATGACCTACACCCGGCGCAACGTCGAGCTGACCAAGCAGCAGCAGAAGTATTACGACCTGCTGAAGAAACGCATGGTGATCCAAGCCGGAGGCGAAGAGATCACGTCGGTCAACGCTGCCGTCAACATGTCCAAACTCCTTCAGATCAGTTGTGGTGCCGTGTACTCCGATACGGGCGAGACACTGGAGTTTGACATCAGCAAACGGTACGACGTACTGACCGAAGTCATCGACGAGTCAAGTCAGAAGGTGTTGATCTTTGTCCCGTTCAAGCACGTTATCAGCATCCTGTCCCAGAAGCTGACCGCAGACGGGTACGAAAATGAAATCATTAGTGGTGACGTTTCCGCAGGTAAGCGCGCTGACATCTTTACACGCTTTCAAAACGAAGCTAACCCCCGGGTGCTGATCATCCAGCCCCAAGCTGCCGCCCATGGCGTCACGCTGACTGCGGCCAACACGGTGGTGTGGTGGGGGCCAACTGCGTCACTGGAAATCTATTCGCAAGCCAACGCCCGGGTGCATCGAAGCGGGCAACATCACCCTTCCACGGTGGTTCAACTTGCTGGTTCAGGTATAGAAAGACACGTTTACAACTTATTGGATAAGAAAATCGACGTACACGCGAAAATTGTTGATCTTTACAAGGAGCTGCTTGCATAAACCACAAAATGCCACTATAATGACTATTCCATTCCCCAAGGAGAACAACGTGACTGAAGAAGCACCCCCCATCCCAGTTGAAAAGCTGGTCAAGGTTTACCTCAAGATGAACGGCAAGTTGGGCGAACTCCGAGCAGCGTACGAAGCCGAGGAGAAGGCGCTCAAGGAGCAGATGACGACAATCAAGTCGGCGCTGCTGGCGTACTGCAAAGAGCAGAACGTGGAGTCGGTGCGAACCGGCGAAGGTTTGTTTTATCGCGGCGTGTCTACGCGCTACTGGACAAATGATTGGGAGGCGATGGGCAAGTTCGTGGTCGAACACAACGTGCCCGAATTGCTGGAGAAGCGTCTGCATCAAGGCAACATGAAGCAGTTTCTGGAAACAAACCCGGACGCGCTGCCCCCGGGCCTGAACGTGGACAGCGAGTACACCATCACAGTAAGGAGAAAGTAATGAGCACGCTTGAGCGGCTCGTGCCGATTGAAGATGTAGCCAAGCACTTCACGGTGTCTATTTCAACGGTACGTGCGTGGGTCCGACAGGGGCTCATTCCTAAAGAGACGTACATACGGATAGGTAACACCTATCGGTTCAGCATCCCCAAAATTCTGGAAGCCGTAACGAAGAACCCCACCGAGGAGCCGACGCCAAGCCAACTCCCGGTACAACTTGAACTTGATCTTGGCAACCCTGACAAAGACCTTTAAGGAGAACTTCATGTCGAACGCTATGACTCTGTTTGCTAATCAATCGTCGTCCGCCTTGGCCCTGCTGCAAGGCATCGAGGACAACCTGACCGATAAGATCGCGGGATCTGGCGGTAGCCGCCGTATCAGCATTGAGGGCAATGTTTTCCGCGAAATCATCGGCGGTAAAGAAGTCCGTATCTCGGAAGACCGTGCACTACAAGTTGTGATCGTAAACGCAGCCCCCGTGTCCCGCACCTTCTACGCAGGCACCTACATCAAAGGCCAGAAGTCGAAGCCCACATGCTGGTCAAGCGACACACAGTCGCCGGATGCAGCAGTGCCCGAAGATCAACGGCAGTCGAAGTTTTGCAAAGACTGCCCCCAGAATATCCGAGGCTCTGCTGCACAGGGTGATGGACGTGCATGCCGCTTTGCACAACGGATTGCCGTGGCACTGGCAAGTGATAGCGGTGTAGATGACAAGGTATATCAAGTCAACCTGCCTGCTACCAGCGTGTTTGGCGATTCGGATGGTCAGAAGATGCCGCTGCAAGCCTACGGTCGGCACCTCAAAGCGCATAACACGCATGTGATCAGCGTGGTAACGGAGATGCGTTTTGATCCTGCTGGTCAGATGAAGCTCGTGTTCAAGCCGGTGCGTCCGCTGAACGATGAAGAACTGAAGACCGTGATCGGCTTGCGTGAGCACCCCGATGCCATCAAAGCAATCACCATGACAGTGAGCCAGATGGACACGGACGAAGCAGCGCCGGAATCAGCACCGGCACCCGTTGCGAAAGCCGCGCCCAAGGCGGAGGCTAAACCTGAACCCAAAGCCGCGCCAGTGGTGGAGGCCAAGCCAGAAGTAGTAGAAGAACCCAAGAAGGTGGTGAAGAAGTCTGCTGCGCCGGAACCGACGGAGAAATCGGATTTGGCAGACATCGTAGGTGAGTGGGACGACTGAGTTCCAGTTTAGGGTGGGGTCGCTCCCCACCCTTTCTTTTTTCAGTTACCACGACACCTACGAATGGCAGCTATGGACACAAAAACATTTTTGGGGTCGATGCTGGGAGACGAAGGGACGTTCTGCTTGTTCGCTGTGCGGGATCGCACAAGGAAGCAGGAGTTTTACACGGACCTAGACGCCCTGATCCAAGCTGCTCACAGGCTGGACAATGAAGCATACGATGCGTATTTTGCGCTGGGGACATTTGATTCGGCAGGCTCTCGCGGTGCCGATAACGTCGTTCAACTCAAAGCGTTCTTCCTTGACCTAGACTGTGGGCCATCTAAAGACTACTCAACACAAAGCGAGGCACTGCACGGCCTTCAACTTTTCTGTAAACAATCGAAGCTGCCACGCCCTACGGTTATCAACTCAGGGCGCGGGATACATGCGTACTGGCAGTTGGTATCCCCGGTGCCACGCAGCGAATGGCAACCGGTAGCGAATCAATTCAAGAGCCTATGCAAGTCCTTGGGGTTGCGAGCCGACCCCGCAGTCACCGCAGACGCAGCGCGGGTGTTGCGTATACCCGGGACACACAACTACAAGGACAAGCCCCCGACAGAAGTTTGTATGGTTGGAGCTGCCGGTGCGCCGATTGAGTTTGATTTGTTCTCTAAACTGGTCTTCACGGATAACCTGAATGATGTGATAACCAGCGCGCCAAAAATTGTCGCCGCCGAACGGGATGCGATGATGGATGCGCTGGCAGGCAGCTACGTCAGTCGGTTCCGAACGATCATGATGAAGACCGTCAACGGCAAGGGGTGTGCACAACTAGCCAAAGTTATAACAAACCAAGCGGAAATATCCGAGCCACTTTGGCGTGCAGGACTGTCGATTGCGAAGTTTTGCGTTGACAACGACAAAGCTATACATCGTATCTCGGAGAAGCACCCGGACTACGACCCGCAGGTTACAAACGCGAAGGCGGCGCTGATCAAAGGACCGTATCTGTGTGAGCGGTTCAATGAGTTTCAACCCGACGTATGCCCCACGTGTTCTCATTGGGGGAAAATCAAGTCACCCATTGTCCTCGGGCGTGAAGTTGAAGAAGCTAGCGAAGAAGACAACATCGTTGTACAGAAGCCGATTGGTATTGCTAACGCGGAACCCATTCAGTATGTGATCCCCAAGTACCCGCACCCGTTTTTCCGTGGTAAATCGGGAGGAGTATTCAAGCGCGGGAAGAAAGTTGTAAACGAAGATGGGGAAGTTGATGAAGAGGCCGCAAAGGACAAGTTGGTCTACTTCAACGACCTGTACGTTGTACGAAGATTAAAAGACTTAGAACTGGGTGAGCTGCTGGTCATGCGGCTACACCTGCCAAAAGACGGTGTGCGTGAGTTCACTGTTCCCCTGACCATAGTTGGTTCAAAAGACGAATTCCGCAAAAGCCTTGCGATGCAGGGTGTAGCGGTTCTCAACGTCGCAGAATTGATGGAGTACACCATGAAGTGGGTTACTGAGTTGCAGTTTAAGGCGGAGGCTGAAGAAGCCTGCCGACAGTTTGGGTGGGTGGATGACACAGGCGAAGCGTTCGCTGTAGGGAACATGGTCATCTACAAAGATCGTGTCGAAGCCAATGCACCGTCCAGTGCAACGGTAGGGCTTTTCCCTCGGTTCCAGCCTAAAGGCACGCTGGATGGTTGGAAGGAGACGATGAAGTTCTACAACCGCCCCGGCATGGAAGCGCATCAGTTTATGGTGGGCTTATCGTTTGGGGCCGTGCTGATGGAGTTTCAGCCCATCAACGCAGCGGCGTTTCACATGTACAGCAAGGATAGTGGCTACGGCAAAACCACGGGCATGTTGGCGGGCACGTCGGTGTGGGGCGACCCTGACCTGTTGATGATGCAGGAACGGGATACGATCAACGCAAAGATGAACCGCGCTGAAGTGTACAAGAACTTGCCCTGCTACATGGACGAGCTGACTAACACTAAGCCGCAAGACTTGTCAGACTGGGCGTATCAATTACCAAGTGGTTTGCAGCGCAACCGCATGGGGCCGAAAGGCAACGTCGAGAGGGTGCGGGGTAAGCCGTGGAAAACGTTGTTTGGCACGACCGGCAACACGTCAATGATTGAGCGTATCTCGCTGTACAAGGCACTCCCTAAAGCTGAAGCGCAGCGGATCTTGGAATACCGGGTTGAGAAAGTATCGTTCTCTTCCAAGTCAGAGACAGACGAGTTTGCAACCGCTGTCAAGGAAAACTACGGCCACGCCGGTGTGCCTTACGTTCAGTACGTGATGAACAATCTTGCGGCGGTGAAAGAGTTAGCAGACGCCACACAACGCAAGATTGACGCGCTTGCGGAACTGTCGGCGGAGAATCGGTTCTGGTCTGCGCTGGTGTCTCGCACCATAACCGGGTTGTTGGTAGCCAAGAAAGCCGATTTGATTGATTGGAAGATTGCACCCATCGTGGAGTGGTCGGTGCGGGCGATGCGGCTTGCACAGACTACCGTGCGCGAGATGAACGCAGATGCCGAAGAAGTGCTCACCAACTACTTGGCCGAACACTACGGGAGTATCTTGCGTATCAAGTCTACCGATGATGCACGCAAAGCAGCCAGCGGGCTTGATCATCTGATCGTGCCGGAAGCTACGCCTCGGGGCAACACATTTGTTGCTCGGTACGAGTACGACGTGAAGAAGCTGTATTTACTCCCCAAACCGCTCAAGGAGTGGTGTGGGGCACAGCAAATCAACTACGCTGGATTTGTTGATGGGTTGAAGACCGGACGCACCAGAGCCACCAAAGCCAAGATGCGGCTATCACGAGGCACCGCCATGAACCTGCCGCCTACCGATGTACTTGTCCTTGACTGCGCGGAATTCATGAACGATGAAACTGAACAGGCTATGGCTACAACAGCCGCGCTTTTCCAAAAATAGAGTACGGTTCCATGACCTTGCACCAGACGGGGTTTGTATCCGGGTCGATTGGGATAAGTTTGTGCCCGGGGCGTCGCTGTTCGTCCCGTGCATTAACAGTGTGGAGTGCGTGCGGCAGGTGCACGAGATCGCGTCCCGCCACGATTGGGTGTGGGAATGCCGCATTCACATAGAAGGGGGTAGGTGGGGGGTACGCTTTTGGCGCATCCTGTGATACCATGAAATCTGCTTCATGGTTCTCCTTCAGGGAATGGTTGCCCCCGGCTTGCCCGGGGGTTCTTTTTTAATCCTCGCTGAAAATCGAGACATCCCGGTCAAACTCCGCCGCGTTGCGCAACAACTCATCGCGCAACAGCTTGTTCAACGTGATGCCGTGGTACATCGTTGCCGACGTGCGCATGTGCTGAGCCATTGAATTCAAAATAGTTTCGGCAGTGACAAGCCCCGGGCGCTTCACATTCATCTTCAACAAGTCTTGCATGTACTCTGACGCACCCTCAGAGTCTCCCATGCGGGTCGCCACGTAGAACTGTTTGAGCAGCTTTGTACGCTTCTCAAGTACGCTGCGCTCAATGTTCTTCTCAACGGCGTTGACTTCCAACTGACGAATGTACTCCGCAGGAGCGAACCCGAAGGCTTGCGCCAAGGAGTGCCCTACGCCAATGTCGCCAACAATCGGATCGCCACGTAGGGTGTTGGCGCCCTCGCTTGCAAAGCGGTAGCCCTTCATTACATTACCCGCTGCCGCAGGCACCACCTGCTCCAGCCCACGCTGAACTTCCCCCTCCGAGATAAGTTTTGCGCCGCGTATCATGCGATCCGCCACGCCGTACACCGGACCCCCGACCAACTGCAAGAAGCTAAGGATCTCGTTGTCTTGGCTGCGATAGCCGGTGCTGTGAAAAAGCAGGTCGGTCAGACCGATCCGGCTGGCAATCGCAGTGCCGGTCAGGTAGTTGAGTGCACCGTTGAACAGGCCCTCACCCGTGTACTTCCGAACGGACGTTTCGAAATCGTCTTCGTCGTCTTCTTTCAAAAACAAGTTATAGAGCGCCGCTAGGATGCCAAACATTGGCACGCCTTGAACTCCGGCCAGCAAAGCGGACATCCCATAGACCCCGGCAATCTGACGTTTGGCCGCTGCTCGTACGTCTTTGTCTTCTGATGCGATGGCATCCCGCGTTGTCTTGAACAGCATGTAGTACATCGATACGCCGTATCGCTTGTACATGAAAACCATTTTGCCTAGTGAGTTCTTAGCAAGCAACGGCGCACTGTTGGCAGAGGCTCCACCGTTCAAAAGTTCAGTCAACTCCACTGCCTTACGTGCAGCCGCTTCACGATCTTCAGCGGTCAGCTTGGGGTTTTCTTTACGCATCCGGTCAAGCTCAAGCCGGTACGCCGCGATCAGCGAAATCTGCCGATTCATCCGTTCGCCGTGGTGAAACACAAACCCCGACCATGCGTTGACTTTGGCTAACGGAGAATCAGCGGTGCCCGATTCAAGCACGTCGCTGGTCATGGAACGACTCAACAGCCCATACGAACTTGCCAGATCAGAAAGCTCACGCATCTCAAGGATGTCTGGCGACATTCCCAACTTCTCCGCCATCTTGAGCCGCTCAGCTTCAGTCGGTTGCCGCCCAAAGCGTTTGACATGCGCTTCAACTTCCTTGTCAAAGTCAAGGTATGGATAGTTGTCGATTGAGTATCCCGCTTTGAGTTCTGCCGGATCACCTCCGCCTACGGTCTTTGCCTTGCGCTTCAGACCGCTACCAAAAAACAATCGTGTTGCTGCACCGATTGCCTTGTTTGCTTGGCCGTAGCCGTATTGCCCGCCCAAATACGGCATGATGACCAGCGGTAACTGTGTGGTGTTGACCAGCGCCGACGATATATTGAAGCCCAGCGTAAACCCAAACGCGGTAGAAGTTGCCGCTTTAGCAAACGGAGAGATGTTAGGCGACACCATTGATTTGATGTGCCCATCCAACACGTCAAACACCATCCGCGTCTGTTCGTTTTCCGTTTGCTTTTTAACGTGTTCCTCCATTCGATCCCGCAGCTTGTACATCTTGGCGCTGTACTCAAGATTGGCGAGCTGATGCGCCATGCTCATGGACTTTTTGTAGAACACTTCCGACGCATCGGTCATGAAGCCCAGCGTACCCAAGCGTTTGCGGAACGACTGCGCGAACGATGATTCAGGCAGCGTGTCAAGAAACACCCGCATGATCTCATCTGTCACATTTGGAGCAACGCCGTTTGCATCAAGCACCTTCAGCACACTGTTCACAAACGACGTGGAGGGTGCCGACTTGTAATCTTGTTTCGCGGTAGGCGCAGACTTCTGAATGGTCTTAGCATCAACCCCGGGGGTCACTGCCAACTCTTTCATTGCACGGTCGCGTTCAACCGACGTGCGAAACGCCATCTTGTAGTATTCCAAGTTACCGTCCGGTCCCTTGGCGTGGAATGTAACCCAGTGATCACCTTGCCGCATCAGCGGGAAGTACGGTTCAATCTTTCCTTTTATCGCCAACCGTTGATAGACCTCGTTGCGGAGCTTGGTCACCTCAGCCGGATCTTTGACTGACGCACTGATGCGGCTAAAAAGTAGATCGATCAGCTTCTCGTGTGACTCCGCATAGCTGTCACGCAACTGCTTGTAGATGGCTTGCCCATCCGGGCCAAGCGCCTTCCAATCCGTTTGTAGTTTGTCCCACACTACTTGCTTGTCTTCATTGCCTTTGGTCTGCTTGTCTTTGTAGTTGCTGCGGGGCTTGCTTGGGTCAACTTCATCCAGCGTGGACTCAGAGATCATTTTGTTGAGTAACGCTTCCTTAGCCGGGTTGCCCTTGATCCATTTCTGTAGAACGCTATACGTGGCATCGACTGCACGGCGGCGCTCGTCAATTGCTCCGTTCCACTGCTTCTCTAGAGTGTCGAGTTCCTTTGCCATCGGAATGCCGTTGTCTTGCGCAACGTCCGTCAGCGCATTGACCGGCAAACTCTTTAGCACGATGTTTTTTGTGGCGTTCGGCACCGTGCTGCGTAGGAAGTTATAGAAGTTGGCAACGAACTGATTGCCCATACCGGGCATCGTTAAGATGCGATCATCCATTGCACGGAAGACATTCTTCGCTGTGCCAAGCACCGACGCTTCGTACATCGAGCCGTTGATCGCCATCCCCGGCGAAATGACCTGCATGATGAGAACATCTGCAACGTCAAGCGCGGACCCCACGCTCTTGGATGGCATACCAATCATGCGCCGCAGGAAGTTACCCACCGCGTTGAAGAATTGCCGCATCGCACTGAGCGGACCACCCATCGGATTGATCTGTGACAACTTCTGCTGGAATTCAGGATTGCTGAACACCTCGGACACAAACTCATCCAACGACTTTGCGCCGTACGCCGTATCAAGCGATCCCTTGACGCTGTTAAACAAATTTGTCAGTTGTTTAGTGAGGGGGTGACTCTTATTGCTAAGAACTTTATGCACGGCAGCGTGCACGGCTTCATGCAACAGCGCATGAGCGTTCATCCCACGCTCAGCATCCAAGCGGATTGTGTTGGTCGTGGGGTTATAGTCTCCGGCAAGACTGGCACCGGACGGTGCACGCAGGTCTTTGACGATCTCAACCTTGACGCCACCCAACGCCCCCGCAAGTGCCCGCGCAATCTGCGCGTTCCGGCCTAGCAAGTTGCTGGCAAACTTCATGAGTGCATCAACAAGATTGTTGGCCTTCAACGCCTGCTCGACTCGTGGATGTAGTGGCCGGAATACACGCACCGCTTCAGCCGCCAACTCGTCGTTCTCAAACGACTGCTTATATCGAACTTCGTATTGCGCCGTGTTCAGTGCATCTACAAACCCAGCCGATCCAATCTCTTGCTCCAGAAACTTTTTATAGTATTTGAGGAACTTCTCGGTTTGTTCTTTGGACAACGACTTGTAGTATTGCTCGGCAAACTTGCCGTTCGTGCCCGGGCCGTTAGCGTTTGTTTTACCAAACTTGAAGTCTGGCATTTTGCCTTCAGCAAGTAGATTGAGGTGCCGCCCCGCCTCAAGATGCCCACGAGCATCGGGCATCGATGCGTAGTAAATGTCTGCGGCGAGCATCTCAAGCGCGGTATCAACACCTGTGCCGGTATCGTTGAAGTCTTCGGCTAGTGCAACATAGGTGTTTGCAGCGCGGTCAGCGGGCGCTTCGCCTTTCGGCTTGACTTGCTTAGCCCCTGCGGGTTTACCTTCGCGGAACACGCGCCCTTGCGGCGTTTCCTTCAGTGCACCCGGCTTACGCCCTTCTCCCACTCCAGCGACACCAGCAGGTTTGCCACGATCTCCCACTCCAGATGGTTTAGGTGCTTCAGTTCGGGCGGCACCAGCAGCAGTTCCAGCCGCCCTTGATTCTCGCTTGCCTTCTTTGCCACCTTCAGCGCCAGCTCCAGCTCGTGCACCGACATCTCCCGTGTCCGCACCACGTCCTCGTTCTTGTCCACTTGGCTCTCCACGTTCAGCCTCCTTTTTTGTAGCCTTCTCACCTTTGGGGGGTGTCGGCGTAACGCCACCGCGTGGCCCAAACATTTCACGTTGCTTTGCCAACCCACCAAACGCTTGCATAGCCATCCGCTCGATGGCGTCTTTGGTGTTCTGCGTTACGTTGGGGTTGGCGCGGACCTTGGCAAAGATGTTTGCAATCGCAGGTTGCTGATTGGGATCAGCCATGTCCATGCCCAGCAATTGCTTGTAGAACCCAGATTGCTTCGGCAACCCCGTACTGTCAAGCACATCCGCAGTCAACTTGGTGGCAAACGGTTTCTCTTCTTGCGCGGCCAACTCCTCCTCGGAGAAGGCTTGGGGCGCTGCACCCTTGGGCTTGCCCATACCCGGGAACCCGATCTGCTCCGGCTCGCGTGTTTCTTTCTTTTCGGGGATGGCAGCTTCCATCTCTGCCGATTCGGCAGGCGCAGTGGGCTCCGCTTCAGGGGCGGGCTTTTCCATCAACCGCAAGTCATAAGCACGGTTGATAAGGTTGCGTTCTCGCTCAGTCAAGTTCGGTCTAACGAACCCTTCAAGTTTGAGCTTTTGTACAAACGCTTTTGGTATGTTCTGTACGTCTGACTCGATGATCGGCAGCAGCACTTCAAGCCGCCTATCTTGTGATGTTTTCTCACGTGCAGCCTGCAATCGTGCGTCGGTTTCGGCCAAGTCAGATTCAAACTTTAGCCGCTCACGTTCAGCTTTTGCCTTCGCCGCGTCGGCTTTTGCCCGCTCGGCACGAGCTTCAGCATCTCGCGCATCCTGCGCATACATATCGTTGATGAGGTCATCAACGGTCATGCCGCCTTGGAGATCAAGGCCCAACTGTTGCGCGGTGTCCACAGGTTCTTCTGCGCGAGTGGGTTCGGCTGCACGCGCTTCTTCACGCGGACCGCCGCGTTCAAACGGCATTTCGATTTGCCCCGGCTCAGCGGGATACAGCAGTCCAGCTTCACCTTCGCGTGCACCTGCAAACGTTTCGGTCAGACCCGCCTCTTTACCCCGCCGCATAAGATCTAACGTAACGGGATCAACCCCTGCAAACCGGTCAGACGTACGCAAATCGGCTTCGCGTTGGCGTTGTACCCGCGCTGCCTCAAGTTCTGATTGTGCGGCTTCTTTACCCTTCTGCTTGCTGTACTCGTCAAACTCTGCCTGCGTAGTTATGACAGAGCCGTCCGTTGCCACGAACGGAGTGAACGGTTGCTTCTCGTAGCCAAGAAGAAGTGGGGACTTTGATTCTTCTTCGGTAGGTGTAGTGGGTGCGGTAGGCGTAGTTGGTTGAGCCCCGGCACCACGTCGTCCGGGGATTGCCATATCAAGAAGCAAGCTGGCGATGACACCAACCCCTGCGCCCGTGGCCCCCGCTTCGCCTGCACCAGTAAGAAGTTCCTGCTCAGGCTTATACACCCCCTTGGCGATTGCGTTTTGTGCAACTTCCTGCGCTGCCTCAGTAGCGCCTTCGATGCCGCCCGAGATCAATGCACGTCGAATGAACCCAATTGCCCTACCCGCACCGCCCGGAAACGCCGCAAGCGCCATGTCAATGGCCGCGTCAAATCCACCGGGGATGACACCCAACCCTGTTGCAGCGCGTCTCTGTTCTTCTGTTGCACCACCACGCTCTGCGCGTTCGCGGGCTTCGCCTGCACCGGCGGCAAGACCTACACCGACACCTGCCGCGATACCCGCTGGGCCGAGGAACGCCAGCGGTGCCATAGGAAGTAAGGAGCCCACACCTTCACCGAGGCGACGGCCCACAGATTCTTCATACCCCGCACCTGCCTCAAACGGTTTCTTCGCAGCACCTGCAACGCTCTTTATCTTCTCCCGCGCTGCCCGCTCGGTTTCCTCCGGCAGCATGGCTGCGATACCAGTTCCTGCGGTTTCTGCAAGGCCAATGGCACCGGGGACGACGCCTTTGAAGAATTCCTTGACGTTGCCACCGACCGTGGTTTCAGGTTTGACCTGCGGCTCTTCGGGAGGGGGTTGTAGCGCAGCGCGCTGGCGTTCACGTAACTGCCGCAAACGATCCGCAGCGGGGGTAGGCTCGACCTCCTGCAATGACTCTGCAATTTGTGCTAAACGACGCGCTGCGGATACGTCACCTGCTGCGTCTGCGTTACGCAGCGCAGCCAACACATCTTGAAGATTCATAGCACTTACCTTTTGTATTTGTCAATGAGCGCCCTGTCCGCTGCGCTGAGTGACACACCCCCAGCTTCACCACCGCCCCCACGCATCATCATATTAAGGCGTTCACGACTTGCGTCAAAGATTGTGCGTATGGCGTCGCGCTGCTCCTCCAACTCTCGTTTTAGGTTTGCAAGCTGAGTCTTCTGAGCAGGCGTAAACGCGCTTTCGTTCATTGCGCGAAGCTGTTCAAGATTAGCAATAGCTTTTGCGGTCGGACCATTATTAAGCCCGCGAATTTCCACTTGTTCAGCACGATCATAGTCACGGATCAAGCTCTCGCGGCGCTGTAGCAAGTTACCTTCACGCATTGCTTTGTTAGTTTCGCTTTGTAGGCGTGCGCTTTCAGCCGCAATACGTTCACGAGACTGCCGATCAAGAGTTGCAGTCGCAGCTTGTTGCTCACGGTTAAGACCTTGCTGCAACGCACCGCTTTCCGTCGAGTATTGTGTTGCTCCGGACGCCATCGCTTGACGCCGCCGCTCTTGTTCTTTTTCATACGCGGATTGGCCCCCGGCGATCCCTTTTTCGACTGCACCTTTTTGAAGGCTAAAGATGCCTTGACGCATTTCTTCTAAGCCTTTAGCACGCTCCAGTTGTTGTCTACGCTGTGCCTCGTCATACCCCATGGCAGCACCAGCGCCAGCGCCAAACTCACCGTAGCGTCGTCCACCTGCACCGATCAAGAACCGCTTCAAACCTTCCTGTCGTTGACGCTCTGGATCGAACTCCTGTTCATACATACGTTGCATTAAATCAACTTGTTGTTGCCGACGCCGCTGTTCTTCGGGGAACGCTAACAAGTCACGTTGTCGTTTTTCTTCCGCTAGCCGTACAGCTTGTGGATCAGTGGTCATTCCCGCTGTGGCTTCTCTACGAAGAAGTTGCGCAAGCGGATCAGTAGGCGTCCCAGCAATAGCGGATTCCCCCGCTGGTAAATTGAGCGAAGCAAGCCCAGTAGCGAGAGCCCCTCCCGTAGCAGGGGGCGGCATCTCGGCCCGAGCGGCAGGAGAAGCAGGAGCAGCGGGAGCACCGGGACCAGCGGCAGCGGGCGGAGGGGGCGGAGCGGGCGGAGCAGACGGACCAGCGGGAGCGGCCCCTTGGGCAACTGAAACCCCACGCAACGCTTGTTCTTCACGCGGATCGGCGACCCCCGGTGCAATCGGTTCCCTAGGTTCCGGTAACGGTGCACGCTCCAAAAATGGACTAGGTGGAATAACTTCACCACGTTCCGCAAGACGCCGTTGACGTTCCGCTTCGCTAGTTTGACGCCGCTGCTGGTCACGTTCGCGCCGCAGTTGGGTATCAAGTTCCATCATGCGTCTACGATAGTCCATAAAAGACTCGCCTTCGCGTCGTGCACGGCGGGGGTCCTCTACTGGATCTCCTTCCTTAAACGCAACGATCCCACCCGCAGCCATCATTCGAGGTTGCGCCGCAGCCGCAGCCCCGGGAGCTTGAGCAATCCCGCTCAACAACTTCTTCATGTTGTCTTGCTGTTGCTGCTGTTGTTGTCCCGCCGTCTCGCCACGCTGCTGTGCAAGCTCAGTCTTGGTCAAGTCCATGACTTCTTTTTCGCGCTGCTGAGCAACAGTCATAGGCGCTTGACCTTCTGCGACTTGCTGTTGAGCCATCTGCATCTGCATCTGGCGTGCAGCCGATTCACGCTCTGATTTGATCTGCTGAAGCGCAAGCAAATCAAGCAGGTCTTGCGACATGGCGTAACGATCCTCAAGCGGCTTCGAATTACCGCGATAGGCAGCTACACGATCTTCTACCGAACCGAGACCCGCCATGGGGCTGGCTTTCATAGGAGACGGCATCGGGGGTTGTCCGGGCTGGGGGGCTCGCCCTTGAGCCATAAGTCCCATAAGACCTTGTGCGTTAGGTGCCATCATGGTTTAACCTCCTGATGCGGGCGGCGTAGCGGGCGGCGTAGCGGGTCGTGTACCAAACAGTCGATCATACAAATCCATGATGCCTCCCGCCTGCGTAAGCATGCTGGAAAGCGCGCTAGGTTGTGAATAGGAATAGGTTTGCGCTGCCACCGGCAATCCCTGCAATAGTGACTGCATGTACTGCACTTGCTTGTACGGATAGTCGCGTTCTTCTTTGAACTGACCAATATCCGCTTCAATCCCCTGCTGCTCGATGGCGCGTTGTTGTGCACCGAAATCGGCCTGTCTTTGAAGCGCAGCCAACCCAAAATCTTGTGCTGCACGAGTGGCTTGTAGTCCTTGTTCTTGCTCACGGTTGAACTGCGCCATAGCTTGATCGTAGGCTTGGCGGTATCCCTGCCCTGTGATGTTGGCAAGGTTTGAGGATAAGTTCCGTTGCCCTTCTAACTCCATCAACGTACCGCGACCGCCACCAAATGCACCGGCCCGAGTCACCGCCGTGCGGTTTGCAAGATTTTGAATTGCGGCTTGGCGTTGGGCTTCGGCAATCTGCGGCTCTAAAGATGCTTGGAGGTACGGATTCATCAACCGTTGTGCATCTGCCGTAGAGAACTGGGTCGGCGTAAATGCCTTCATTTGATCGGTTGGAATCGTCAACCCAGCAATGCCTTGAAAGGCTTGAGATTGAACAGCCGAGGGACCTGCGGTCAGCGGTCCGGTGTAGGCTTGATACGGTTGACTTGCGAGCGCCTGCCCCCGACCCAACATTTCCGTGACGTAAGGCCCCGCCCAGTTGGAAAGGGAGGATTCGGTGCCGGTCTGTTGCCCAACTCCGGTTTGAGTTGAACCTGCACTTCCGCCAGTGGTTGTGGTTCCGTTGCTCATGCTTTACCTCACGCGGGCAAAAATTTGTTGGGGGTAATCTGTTTGCCCTGTTTAGCGGTACCGGTGCGGGCTTTCCGAATACGGTCCATCATAGTGTAAAGGCGTTGCGCCCCAGCTTCTGAGTTGCCGTTACCAAGGTGGCTTACTACGTCGGCGGGGATGACAAACTCCCCATGAGACAGTCGTGCTTCTTGCGCACCATCTATGTTAGCCGGAATCTTGTCCGCCATACCATCGGTTGCACCGTTGAGGTACCGACCCTTGGCAAGATTGGCGATCCCACCATACGCATACTTCGGCACTGGCACTGTTTTGATAACGTCGGAGGCATCCGTCCCCTCACGTACTTCTTGGGACTCCGCACCTTTGGCAGCGGCTTCTTCTGTTGCCGCGCGGCCTTCTCGCGCTGGGTTACTGCGATTCAAGGCTTCCAACCCGGCAGCTTCTGATTTTGCCGCTTCCCGAGCTGCGGTCATGGCTTCAGCGTCAGTAGGCACGGCGTATCGAACATCTGAAAAATACCGCTGTCCGCCACTACCGGGGCGACGTGTAGGATCGTACTGACTGCCGGATACCGTTTCTCGCACCGCCGTGTACGACGGAATTTTTCCTTGGTACCCAACTTTTTCTTGCGGGCGACCGGATTGATAGAGCCCGTATAGACCCCCCGCAGCGGCAGCAACCTTACGCCAGTCAACGTTTTCGTCTTTATCTAAAAACAGTGCAGCAACGCCGCGTCTAACCAAGTCACCCCACGTATTAGATATGCCATGAATTTGGGTGGGTGTGTACCCAAGGTTCGCCATTCCGGCAATATCAGTTGCGGTGACTTCTGGGTGGATATTTGCGAGATCTTCCCAATAGGTGTAATCCCCAGCAGGGTCCCAGCTTCCAAAACCAGTGTCAAAATCGTCCATATCAACCCCTCAAAATTTTCAGCAATTCACTGTTAGCTGCCAACGGGTCTTTAACAGGCCCACCCTCTGCATATGGCGTTGCAAACATTTTTTCCTGCTGGGGGTTGGCGAAGATGCTACCCCAATCATAGACGTATCCGAGCTTCAGTGGATCCGGCGCTTTAACGGTAACTTGTTGCCCTGCAACATCAGGTGACTGCCCCAACATCTGCATCATGGTGTTCAGGTTGCCCATCCGCTGATTGCGTAATGCCGCCGCTTGATTGGCAGCGCGAGTGGCCTCTGCTTCGTCTGCAATCTGTTTCTGTAACGCCGCCTGCCCGGATGCGAGTTCCCCAAACAACCCCGTAGGTGCCCACCGAGACGTTGCAGCAGGAAGAAATGGAGCGATCTCTCCGACCGTACCTTCTGGTGCACCCGGAGGAGGAGCCCCCGGAACCCGCATGATGTAGTTGTAGATTGCCAGTCGATCAGCTTCGTCAACCTTTTTGTCGCCGGTTACGTCATAGGTAACGTCTGGCGTCTGCCCCGCTGCAAGGGTCTGAGTGATGTAGTCAAGATCTGCCTGCGTAGGCTCAGCACGGGGGCGGCCAATAACTTGTTCTATCCCGGTCAACCTACCAGTTAAGGCTTGTTCAGTTGTCCCTAACTGGGTGGCAACGTTGCCAATCGCCAACTGAAGGGCTTGATCTCTGGACAGCCCCGCTTTCTCGTACTCTCCCATCAACCTGATGACAGCATCTTGTGATGCCTGCACATCCGCCCGGGTCGTCTCGATTGCGGAGTAAACGCCAGTAGCTGGCTTGGCTTCGTTCTGCGGCGTATTGGGGTCGTCTTGTACAGACGGCGTTCCAATCGTATCGCCAAACGCCCGCTGAAGCGCATCGTCTCGGGCTATGCCAGCGTCCTCGTATTCACCCAGCCGACCGAGAATATCCAGTTCCAGTCCGGCCACATCATCGCGGGTTAGACCAAGTTCCCGATACAGCCCGGTAGCCGGTTTGGCTTCGTTCTCTGGAGTAGCCGGGTCATCCTGTACGGCAGGCGTACCCAAGACATCCGCGAGCAGATCTCGCGTGTCGGCAATGTTTTGGTCTGTGCGCTCTAATGCTTCATAGATCCCTGTGGCCGGTTTGGCTTCATTAGCCGGGGTAGAAGGATCGTCGGCGACAGAAGGCGTACCAATAAGATCGGTGATTCTCTGTTCGCTAAGGCCAAGCTCATCTGCCAAATCCGAGATCGCCAAACCGATAGCATCGTCTCTCGCAATACCGGCAAGCTCATACTCTCCGAGCTTTGCCAGTACGGCATCCTTAACGTTGCCCAGACCAGTGGTGACATCTTCCTTGGTTGCATACGTGGTCAGCGCGGTGCTGATAGCATCCTTAACACCTTGAGTAGTCGCCAACCCCGAAACCGCGTCACCAATTTTTCCCGCAACCTGTTCTAACGTCAGCCCCGGATTCTTCGTCATGTAATCCGTTATGGCCTTAGTAACGTCTTCCTTGCTAAGTCCGGGTGGGAACTTGATGTTTGCAATAGCAGTATTGATATCTGCTGTAGTGGCGTAACCTTTCAAAGCATCGCCAATTGCAGTCTTCACCGCTTCGGTAGTCGCCAGACCTGCCGTAGCATCGGTAATCTTCGTAGCTACCTGTTCTAACGTCAGCCCCGGATTCTTCGTCATGTAATCCGTAATCGCTGTCGTTACGTCTTCTTTGCTAATCCCCGGCGGAAACTTGATGTTGGATATTGCCGTGTCAATATCAGCCTTAGTAGCGAACGTCTTGGTGGTTTCTGTAAACGCTGCCGTAATATCGGCAATCGTAGGTGCAGCCGGTAAGAGCTTAATTGCAGCGTCAACCACTCCTTGAACGTCGGCCTTACTAAGCCCCGGATTGGCGTCGAATGCGTTTTGTACGATTGTTGATACGTCTTCTTTGCTGATTCCAGCCGGGAACTTGATGTTGGAAATTGCTGTATCAATGTCCGCCTTGGTTGCTTTGCCAGCAATCTGCTCTTGGGACAAGTTGTATAACGCTATG